CAACGACACCAGCAGACGCATCCCCGGCTACTACCAGATCCTCCAAGACCTCGGCTACACGCCCACCGACGACGAAACCAGCCATCTCGACCAGCTCATCGCCGCCATCACCGAAGCCGACTCCGACGAAAACGAAGAAGACGAGGAGAACAACCAATGACCAGGAAACAACTCGACAAACTCGCCCAACTCCTCACCGACACCGCCCAGACCGCCAGCACAATCGAACTGCGAGCGCTCGCCGGTGGCAGGGCGGATGACGGCATCGTGGCGATGGCGGCCGGGCTGAGGGCCAATTGCACTTCGTGTTTGGTGCTGGTCGACGGTCTGATGCAGGAGGGGGTGCGTTGTGAGTGAGTTCGATGATTCGAAGCGTGCCGCTTTGGAGCGGCAGGGATGGCATTGCCTGCGTTGCGGGACGAACATCCATGACCCGTCATGCTGGCCCGGACGCTCCGGCCATCACCGTCAACTGCGGCGGGCGGCGGATCCGGATGTGCGGCACAGTCCGGCCAACATCGTCGAACTATGCGGCAGTGGGACCACGGGCTGCCATGGGTGGGTCCACCAGCATGTGGCCGAGGCGGAGCGGCTGGGATTGATCGTGCCGTTCGGCGCGGATCCGCGTGATGTGCCGGTGCTCGACTGGGAGGGCCGGTGGCTGCGGCTGAACATGGACGGGACCGCGACACCGCTCACGCAGACCGAAATCATTCTCCTCCGAACGAAAGGAAACCAATGATGAGCGAGGAAAAAGCCAAAGAGGACATGCTGCTGTGGATGGACGTGGAGACCACGGGACTCGACCCGGACCATGACAGGATCCTCGAGGTGGAAATGCGTTGCACCGACATGAGAGGCGTGCGGTGCGTCGGAGGTTTCCGCCGCGTCATCGGACTGAAAGGCCGCAAGGCATCCGTTACGGACGGGAACATCAAGGCGTGGCGCATGCACTGCGCCAACGGACTGCTCGAAGCCGCTCTCGACGGCGGATATACGGAAAAGGCAACGGCGAACGCGCTCGAGGAATACGTCGACAGCCTCGCACAATCGTTCACCCTCCATCCGGCAGGCAGCAACCCGCAGTTCGACCTCGACTTCATCGGCCGACTCTGCCCGAACCTCCCGCTGCACCACCACCGCATCGACATGGCCACCCTCCGCGACAGTCTCGAAGCCGCCGGCTGGGACGTGAAACCAGAAGGGGAGACGCCTGTGGCCAGCGCCCACCGCACCGACACATGCCTCGACCGCGACATCCGCCAATACGCGCGCATCATCCGCCACCTCTCCGATCATCCGGTCCGATACGTCGCCACGGAAGCAGCAAGGCGATGAGCACCGCAGCAGTGATCCTCCTATGCGCCGCCATCCTGATCGGCTGGATGGCCAACAGGCCATGAACCGTACCAACTATGAAAGGAACATCGGAATGAAACAGACCATCAACCGCATCTCCAACCATGTCGGCGACTGGTTCGCCACGCTATTCTCCCTCACCGCGCTGCTGCTCGTGCCGCACGCCATCATCCGGCCGATCATCGGCATCGGCCTCCACCACTGGATCCCCATCCAATGGCTCGCCCTGCACGCCATACTCATCATCCTCACCCTATGCGTCGCGCTCGCCGCCTACATCATTGCGGACCGTACCGCGCCGGAACCGCCGGAAACATACTGAAAGGAGCCATCATGGCAGACCAGGAGACCATTCCGATCGGTCTGGAGACGCAGAACAAGGTGGCCGAGGCCATCTACCTGCGCTGGTATAGCAACGGGGCCCGCCATCCACGCCCATGGAACGAGATGCCCATGGAGGGCAAGGAGCCATGGAGGCGCGTGGCCAAGGACGCCATCGGCACGTTCTTCGCCTCTCCCGAGTTCCAGACGCTGCTCGACGACGTGTACGACGAAGGCTACGAGCCGGCCGGAAAGGACGCCCAAGGCGGAAACGAAGGCGAGGAGCCTCGGTGAGCGTCAACGTTCCGCTGCGTAAATGGCGGTCGGCCGATCCGGCCATCCTGATCGGCCGCCGCTGCATCGCCCAAACCGACCAGGACGTCATCATCGACGGCCGGCTCGAACTCATCCGACATCCGGCCGGCACCGCCAGCCTCCGCTTCCAGGGCATCGGAAACGACATCATCGACCATGATCCGAACACATGTTCCAACAGCATGGGCGACGGCATACGAAGCCTCGCCATCTACGGAAAGGACTGACCGATGGAGATCATCGACATGACCGCCCACCGCACGCCGGAACATCCACGCAAATGGAGACGCCCAACGCCATGCCCCAAATGCCGAAAGGCACGACCAATCATCGTCCAAGCCGGATACTGCTACCACGTCGACAGCCTGCAACACGTCGCAACCATATGGGCATGCGTCTGCCCGGCATGCCGGAAGAGATACGGAATCATCCAGACCGGCAGGCCGAACCTCAACCGCGCGATCCGCAACTGGAACCACTGGACCACACACACGAAAAAGGAAACCCAATGAGAAACACCATCTGCGCCACACTCACCGCCATCACCCTCACCCTCTGCACCGCGCTCGCAGGATGCGGCAGTGCGTCCAAGACGTCGACCCCGGCCCACGCCATCGCCGCCACTGGCACCACATGCTCCGAAGAGTCCAGCGACGAACGCATCAAGGAATGCATCGTCACGCTGTCCGAGACACGACGAGTCGACTGCGTCATCACCACCGGCAGCCACGGCGTATCCGGAATCTCATGCGACTGGGACCACGTCAGCGGAGCCGACAAGGAACCACGGTGAAAATCAGAATCCAGGACGGCGCCATATACATCGCGCCGGAAGACGACGAGGAACGCCAAGTGGTCGAAATCACCATCAACACCCTGCTCAGATGGGTGGCGGAACACGACAAGGAAAAGAGGCAGCAATGAACAACACGGGCGCAGACATCGCCATCAGCACGCTCGGCAAACTCACCGACCAGGAACTCGCGGCAATGCGCGCCGCATCCCGCGACGGCAACCGGCCGCTCTACGAGATTTCATCGACCCGGTATCATGCCTACCTCACCGCCAAGGATGAGATCACAAAGGCGCTCGCCGATGCCGTGGAGGAAAGGGATACGGAGAATCCGTTCCTGCCGCAGCGTGACGAGTTGGTCACGATGGACATACACACCTGCGATCTGTGCGGCCGGTGGTGCTCGAGTCCTGTCTATTCCATAGGCCTCATCTACGGCGGCCAGGCGAAGACATTCACCGAGGTGTGCGCCGACTGCATGCGACGGCTCAAATTCCAGCCGGTCAAAACCATCCCGCTGGACATTTACCGGCTTTTCGAGAAGTGGTTGGACGAGCAGAAGGAGACGGAGCGGTGAGCAGGAAATTTAAGGCAGTGCCGGTTATGTACGCGGCAAGCGGAAACGCGTACACGCTGAAGCTGCAGAATACGGAAGCGCTCGCCGGTCTGCTTTCCGACGGATGGAGCGTGATGCGCACCGACGTGTTGCCGGGACTCGGCGGCAAAGGCGAGTACGAGGTGGAGCCGAACACATGCTATGAACCATCATCCCCGCCGACAATCGTCTACATCCTTGAGAAGGAGGCGGAATGATGAACAGCATCAGTCGTAACAAACGGCGCTCGCCGCATGCGTGCCGGAGCGCGGTCGGGATATTCATTTGCGCGAGCAATGGCATCGGTCCGGCGCAATACGAGGTCAGCCTGCGCAGGATAGAGCATTGCGTCATCTGCGGCAGGTGGTGGAAGATCTACGCCGTCTCGCCGTACCTGACCATCTGGGCCGAAGTGCCAGCCTGGATGATCTGGCTGTTCTGGCACAGCATCTGGAAGACCGGCCATAAATCATCCCACGGAAAGGAACCGGAACAATGAGCGAGGAAACACTCGACCCGCCACTGCCGCCGATCGACGCGCGCACCGAAGCCGTCGCCGAACGCCTGTTCGGACTCAAATGGGCACTCCGCAAGGACTCCACCGAAATCATCCACGAGGAATGGCAGACCGCACCCGAATGGATCCACGACGGATACCTGCGTCAAGCCATAGAAGTGCTCGCCACCGCCGACCAAGCGCAACCCGCGAGCGCCGACGGATCCGATTATGAAGAGCGGATGCGCGTCGAATACCGTGAATTGACCGCTCGTGCCGGCAGGCTCAGGGACATGCTGCAGCGGTATGCGGATGGCACGCTCGACTTCGAGCCCGTCTGTCCGATCAGCCTGTTGAGCAGGCAGCTTGACGTCATAGAGCCAAGATCGAACACGTCAACCTTGAAGAACAGGACTCCGCCACCGAATAAACAAAGAACCCGACCTTCCGGCCGGGCTCCTGGCATTACCACAAACCAGACTACACCCGCCGGAGGGAATCGAACAAATGAACGAACCAACCAACGAATCCCAACCAACACCAAACCAGACACAACCAGCACAAACCAACCAACACAAGCCAGCGCTCGCCGGCATGTGCCAAGTGTGCGGCGGGGAGTGCAATCTTCGCAACACGATGTGCGACAAGTGCGATGCCGTAATGAGGGGATGGCTCCGCGACTATCCGTCATGGATCCAGGTCCTGCGCGAGTTTCTGGACAGCACCGCACATTACGGTGGCCATCAGCCCGGCCGTACCAATTTGGCTTCGGCTCCGACGCCGGTCAGGTTGTCTGTGATTGACCATCTGCAGGAGATCGATGATCTGGCTGTCGCTCTTTGGCGGCGGTTGTATGCTCCGCCGGCCATGCCATGGGCCGATAGCAGGATTCATCCGTCCGTGTTGAAATGCCTGAGTATCTGCGCGGATTGCAATCGTCTTTCACGATTGTCGGACATTGGTCTGATTTGGCATGACTGGGAGCGGTTGGCGCGCAAGACGCTGGCCATCATCGACGTGCCACCATCCAGGCACGGCATCGGCAGGTGCCTGAATCCTCTGTGCGGAGTGGAGCTGAGTGCGGAGGTCGGCGCGGTGAGCGTTGATTGTCCGGTGTGCGGCAACGCTTATCGCGTGGTCGATGTGCGATTGGGATTCCTGAAGGAGTGCATCGAATCCGGCAGGGCGTTCACGGCAGGGGAGTGCGCGGAGCTGCTGCGCGAATGCGGGTTCCAGTGCAGCGTGAACACGATCTACTCGTGGCGCAAGCGCG